CGATCTCGGCCGCTACGCGCAGGCGATCTCCGAGTTCTCCGCGACGCTCCCCCGCGACGAGGATGGCAACGTGATCATCGAAGACATCTCCCAGGTGCTCGAGTTCCGGAGCTCGGTCGCGAAGATCGCTCCGAGCCTGGACGTGATCGTGACGCTGCTCGAGTGCGGTCTCAACGCGAAGCACAAAAACATCACGCGCGACGAGTGCCTCGATCTCATCGATGGCGTGCCGGGCGATTCGATAGAGCTCCAAGAGCAGTACGTGATCGGGAGGGTGACTGCGGCTTTTTTGTCGCGTTCTCGCTCGGCGATCGACACCGACATAACGGTCGAGGAGATCGTCGACGAGATGACGGCGAGGCGAACGGAGGCGAAGGCAAAGGAGGAGACGGAGGAGATCAGCCAGCCGGAGATGGAAGCAGCGTCTCTCTCGACGACGTCGTAGGGCTTCTTCCTCTCGCGCTCGAGTCGGAGATTCGCGAGTGCGAGTTCTGGGACATGACTGCGGCAGAAGTCGGCCGCTGGGTCGAGGCGCGACGTGAGCGACAGCGGCTCAGGTGGCGCGAGTCGTCGCAGCAAGCAGCTCTCGTGCTCGCGCACCTCTGCTCGACGCAGATCAACATGTTCCGCAAGAAGGGCTCGTCTCCGGTCCGGGCGAAGAAGCTCTTCCGGAGCTTCTACTACCAGCTAACGGGAGAATCCCCGCGATCTGACGCCGAAGAGGCGCTCCTCGACGAGTGCTACCTCGAGTCGAAAGAGCGCGCGCGGGTAGCAAGAGAGGCGCGCGAGCTCGAAGCGAAGAAGCTCGCCGAGATCGAAGCAGTCGATGGGTCAAGCTAAGCTCCTCATCCAAGTCATCGCGGATGCGAAGCAGGCGCTCCGGGAGATCGGCAGCTTCGGGAAGCAGGTCCGCAACATCGGAGGGAATCTCCGCTCCCAGGGAGCCTCCCTCACTGCGGGCCTGACTGTCCCGCTCGCCGCGACTGGGGCCGCGGCGTTCAAACTCGCCGGCGACTTCGAGCAGTCGATGGTGCGCTCGACGGCCGTGATGGGCGAGCTCTCGTCGGCCATGCGTGATGACCTCGCGGCGACGGCGCTCCGCACCGCGCGCGATGTGAAGGTGGCGCAGTCCGAGATGGCGCAGGGCTACGGCTTCCTCGCCGTGGCCGGCTTCAACGCCGAGCAGTCGATCGTCGCGCTGCCGGCGGCCGCGCGCTTCGCGAAGGCGGGGGCCTTCGATCTCAAGACGGGCGTGGACCTCGTCACCGACGCGCAGAAGGCGCTCGGTCTTGCGAGCGCGGACGCGCAGGCGAACCTCGAGAACCTCACGCGCGTCTCTGACGTGCTCGTCAAAGCGAACACGCTTGCGAACGCGTCGACCGAGCAGTTCGCGGTCTCGCTCACGAACCAGGCGGCAACGGCCGCTCGGACCTACGGTAAGGACATCGAGGAAGTCGTCTCGGTCCTCGCGATCTACGCAAACGCTGGCGTCAAGGGCGAAGAGGCGGGCACGAAGTTCTTCCAGGTCCTCCGCGACCTCTCGCGCGCCGCGAACGAGAACGAGCATGCGTTCCGACTCGCGGGCGTGCGCGTCTTCGATCAGGCCGGGAACATGCGGCATCTCGGCGACATCGTCGAGGACCTCGAGAAGCGCCTCGCCGGGATGTCGGACCAGCAGAAGAGAGCCGAGCTGTCGATGCTCGGGATCAACGAGAAGTCGCTCCAGGCGACCTTGACGCTCGTCGGATTCTCGAAGGAGATCAGGGCCTACGACTCATCGCTCCGCCAGGCTGCGGGGACGACGGACGAGATGGCCGCGCGGCAGCTCGACAACCTCAACGACCAGCTCTTCGGCGTCCAGCTTGCGTTTCAGGAGGCCGCGATCGAACTCGGCGAGGCTTTCACCCCAGCGCTCCGCGACGGACTCACGGTCGTCGAGGACTGGGCGGACCAGCTCATCGCGTTGGTCAAGAGCTTCGACGACCTCCCCGACCCGGCGAAGCAGACGATCCTCCTCATCGGCGGCATCGTTGCGGCGCTCGGCCCACTGCTCATCATCTCGGGCCTCGTCGTCACGGCCTTCGGGTCGCTTATCACGATCACCTCCACCATCGTCGGGCTTGTCGGCGGCGGCCTCATCGCGAGCGTCATCGCGGCGGTGAACGCATGGTCCGAATACAACGCCGAGGCTGAGCGTGCGGCCGCGGTCACGATGGAGATCGCGCAGGGGACGCAGGCGGCGAGCGAGCATCTTCGCGAGCTCGCGAGACAGGAGAAGGACGTTCAGGCGGCGATCGAGAAGACGAACGAGAAGATCCAGAAGGAGGAGGAGCTACTCGCGGGGATCCAGGAAAAGCTCGAATCGGGCATCTTCAAGAACACGATCCAGACGCAGAAAGCGATCGCCGCAATCGCTGGCCGCATCGCGGAGGCGCGCGTCGAACTCGACGCGCTCGGCAAGAAGATGGACGAGATCGGCCAGAAGCGCGAAATCGCGGAGGTCTATCGCATCTTCGAGCGCCTCGCTGCAGCGACCGAGGCCAATTCCGCTGGCTTCGCTGTCTTCGGCGACAAGGCGAAGCTGCTCTCCTCGCATATCAGGTCGACCGAGGCAGCGCTCTCCGCCCTCGTCGGCAAGCTCGACGCGAACGACCATCGTGTCGTCGCGCTGCGTGAGCGCGTCAAGCAGCTCACCGAGCAGCTCAAGGAGCTGAACGCAGAGACTGGGAGAACCGAACAGATCGAGCGCGGCCAGGAGTCGATGCGCCTCTTCTCGGAGAACATGGAGAACGCGCGCACGGTCGCGCTCGCGCTCGGCGACTCGCAAGGCGCGCTCAACGATCAGATTCGCCAGGGCGAGGCGGACCTCCGGCTCTACTCGGAGTCGCTCCTTCTCTCCGGCGCTTCGCACGACGAAATCATCGCGAAAACCGCTGGGATGCGAGAGGAGCTCGAGAAGCTCCGTGCAGAGCAGCACCTCTCTCAGAACGCATGGTCGACATGGTTCGAGCAGGCGAAGATCTCGCTCGGCACGGTAGAGGGCCTCCTCCGCGGCGTCGCCGATTCAAGTTTCGCTGCGTTCCAGGAGCTTTCGTCCGGCATCGGCCAGTCGCTCGGCCGTGCTCTTGTCTTCGGTGAGAGCTTCGGAAAGTCCTTCGAGAAGGTCGTCAAGAACATGGCGGCGAACTTCATAGCCTCGCTCGTCCAGATGGGCATCCAGGCGCTTGCGTTCTGGGTGCTCCAAAAGGTGCTCGGCCTCGCCGGGCTGGTAACGCAGACCTCGATCGCCGTCGGCCGCGCTTCGGCGGGCGCGGCGTCGTGGGTCTTCGCGACGATCCCGTGGCCGGCTTCGGCGGTGATCGCGCCGATCGCCGCGGCGCAGGCGGGTGGTATCGTGGGCGCGCTGGGCGCGGCCGGGATTCTCGGCCTCGACATCGGCGGATTCGTGCGCTCCGACGGTATCGCGATGCTGCACGCGAACGAGGTCGTGACGCCGATCGACCGCGTGCCAGATCTGATGCGGGCGCAGGGAATCGGACTCGGCGGCGGCGATCTGACTGTGAACATGATCGTCGACGGGCAGAAGATGGCGACGCGCACCGTCCCCTATCTTCGCGAGGCTCTCAACGAAGCGATGGGAAGCGGGAGATTCTGACGTGTTCCGTGCTCCGACCCTCAAGAGATTCGACGACTTCGGCACGCTCGCCGAGGGGGCCGAGACGCTCGTCCTCCCGAACGGGCACGGGCTCACGTCGCCGCAGACGACCGGACGATTCTACGTTGGCTCGATCTACCCTGCGTCGAAGCAAAACCCCCTCAAGGCGATCGCGGCCGCCGTCTACGAAGAGGTGCTCATCTACTCGATCACCGGAGACGACGCGTCGGTCATTCGCGGCTGGAACGGCACGACAGACATCGATCACATCGATGGCGGCGAGGCGTACCGGATCGAGTTTCTCAACAGCGCGTCGACTCTCCGCTCGCTCGCCTTCCTCAACGTCGAGAGCTTCGGCGTGAGCATCGACAACGACGGCGACGAGAATCAGGCCGCGCTCGATCGATTGCTTGGGATTCTCCCATCGAGCAGGTGGCATCTCTTCTTCCCATCGGGTGAGTACCTCGTCGACCCTACGACCGTGACTGGTCGCTTCGTCCTCAACGGCTTCACGAACTTCTGCATCTCGGGCTACGGCGCCGTCCTGAAGGTCCGCGACGGCAACGCGATGCGCGCTTCGGACTACCCGACGCCGACGAACAACCTCGACGGCATCGTCCTCCAGAGCTGCGTCGACGGCCGCATCGAGGGTCTCACTTGGGATGGGAATCTCGCTAATCGCGTCTATCCGCCCGTCGATCAGAACGACGTCACGCCAAACCACAACTTCGATGTCCAGGACTCGTGCCGACGCATCGACCTGGTCGACTGCACGTCGATCGGCGCCGCGGCTGACGGATTCGCAGTGCAGGCCTCGGCGCGCGAGACACTCGCGACTCTCCCGTTCGACATCAACGTCGTCCGCTGTCGCACGCGCGGCGCTACGCGCGTCGGCTTCTCGACCTTCAACTGTCACGATGTCCTCTGGGATGACTGCCTGGCCGAGGACGGGTACGAGGGCTTCGACTGCGAATCGGACACGGCAGCGACGCCGCCGCCCTACGTTCCGGGCGCACGCGACATCACCTGGCGTCGCTGCAAGTCGCGCGGCAACACAGGCGCTGGGATGTCGGTCGGCTCGGGCAAGTACACGACGACGCCGAAGCACGACTTTACGCAGGGCCTCAGGATCATCGACTGCGAGTTCGACGGACGAAATGCCGCCGGCACCGCGACGGGTCCGGCGAAGCTCACCGTCTCGCGCGTGCGCGACATCCAGATCATCGGGACGCGCTTTCTTTACTCGACGATCGACCCGAGCGCGGATCAGGGAGTGCTGACGATACGGAGCTCCGCGGACGTGAAGCTCGACCACCTCCACTTCGAGGGGAACAACGTCACGGGCAAGCGCGCCATTCGCATCGATTCGGAGTGCGCGCGCGTGACGATGTCGCACATCTCCGCTCCCGATCACACGGGATCTCACTGCATCGAGTCAGCCGGCGTCGACACGCTACTCGAGGACTCGATCATCTCCGCGGATGCGGGATCGGACCCGACGCCCCTTCCGGCCTACGGCGTCAACGGGAACGGTGCGTCGCGGATGAAGGTCGCGCGCGTGACGGTGCTCCAGTCGCGCGGCACGGGCATTCGTCTCGACCAGGACGACGCGTCGGTCGAGGACTGCGACGTCGCCAACAACCGCTCGGACGGATCGACGATCAACTACGGGATCTTCCTCGTGGGTGATCGCGCGCACGCGATTCGAAACCGCATTCCTCAGCCGAATGATCTTTCGGCGAGTACGGTGCCGGATACGACGCGGCACGCGGTGAGGACGAACGGCGACGACGTCGTCCTCATCGGCAATTGGGCCGAGACAGGCGCCGGCAAGTACGACATCGCGCCGGCGATCTACGCGGCGGGAAGCACGCAGTACCGCGCTGGGAACGTCGGCGACTCGTCGAGCGGGAATCCGCGCGCTCCGGTCTGGGGCTTCTACTACGACGACATCCCGGCGAATCTCACGGCCGGGGACACGATGCTTTTTTCGGCCGGTGCTATCTCCACCCTCGGTCAGTTCCTCGCCGACACGAACGGATGGATCCGTAGCATCGGGCTCCAGCTCTCAGACGACATCACGGCAGGCACGATCACTGCTCGAGTCCGAATCAACGGCACGACGATCTCGGCGACATACAACCTCGTGCTCTCGACGAGCGATCCGCGAAGGCTCACGCTCCTGATCAACTCTGGCCTCGTGCCGTTCTCGGCCGGAGATCGGCTCGATATGGCGATCTACTCTGACAGCTCGCTTCTACCTGATGGGACGCTCGACGCCATCGGTGGCTTCTCGATCGAGTACGCATCGTGATCGGCGCATCGCTCTTCTCCTCGCTCCTCTTCAGCGGTTCCGAACACGAGGCGCCTTCGGCGCCGCCGAAGCATCGGCCCGGAGTGCAGATCCTCCTCTCCTCGCTCAATCGCACGGGGCTCTATCAGGACGGCTCGCTCTCGATCAGTCGCCGCCTCGGCTCGATCGCTTCGGCGCAGTTCGAGCTCATCGACCGCACGGGCGTCTTCTCCCTCAGCGAGGGTGCTGACGTCACGATTCTCCACAACGGCATCCGTCTCTTCGCTGGGACGGTGAACAGCGTGAGCGAGAACTGGCCGGAGGACTGGGACTCATCTCCAGCTCTCAAGGTGATCTCGGTCGGCTGCCAGAGCTACGACGCGATCCCGACGCACCGAGACTGCACGCTGGCTCTCGAGCGACAGGACGTGACGACGGCGCTCGAGACGATCGTCGACAACATCCTCGCGGCCGATGGCATCACGGCTGACATCCGAGTCTCGGGGATCGAGGTCGGGCCGCTCTCCTTCTCCGCGACGTCGTGCTGGGATGCGATCTCGCGCGTCGTGAAGCTCGCGGGCGCGACGGCTTGGGTGGACGACGACCGCGTGCTTCGCGTCCAGGCCCTCGGAACGCCAGCACCGATATCCCTCGGCGACGGCAACCGCGGCGCGTTCCGGCGTCTCTCGCGCCGCAGCACGCGCGCTGACTATCGCAACGTCTACCGCCTCAAGGGCGGCGTCGACGCAGGCGCGAGGCGACTCCACAAGTTCGTCGCGAACGGGACCGACACGAGCTGGGACGTGCCGTCGGCGATCGCGACGGTGCCGACGATTCGCATCGAGTCGGTCCCAGAGCTTTCGATCGGAATTCGCGGACTCAATTCCGAGGACGATCCCAATGGCTTCCGCTTCTTCTGGCGGAAGGGCGAAACGGCCATTTCTCAGCGCAGCACCGACGACCCGCTCCCGGCGGAGACCCTGATCGAGATCGAGTATCAGCCGCTACTCGAGATCGTCGCAATCTCGCGTGACTCGCAGGAGATCAGCGCGCGCGCGGCGCTCGAAGGCGGGACGGGGCTCTACGAGGCGGCCGGCTCGGAGTCGGGCGTCGACTCCGCGGAACTCGCCCGCGATCTCGCCGACGCCGAGCTCCGCAAGAACGCGCGCACGCGAACCGAGCTCCGCATCACGCTGGCGCTCAACAGCTTCGGCTGGGAGTGCGGGCAGGTGCTGCCGGTGAGCCTCACGCGCGAGGGGATCGACGACGAGTACCTTGTCACGGCGTACCTGGTAAGCGACCCGGGGAACGGAGAGTTCCTCGACTGCTCCGTGGTGGTGATCGACACGGAGTACGACGGCGGCTGGACGGAGCTCTTCCGTCGCCTCGCGCAGTCGGCGGCGGACTTCGCCGCGGATCGCACGAGTCTCGTGTATCCGGCCGCACAGGTCGATTCAGCGGTCGTCATCGGCGACGTCGTCTCGGCTTCCGAGGGAGACAATCTCGACGACTTCGACGACGATCCCTACTCCTGGTTTCGCGTCGACGACAACGCCGCCTGCGGGATGGAGTTCGTGCAGGACGGCATCATTTACGTGAGGGGCGGCGGCGTGGAGGATTTGCCATGATCGAAGTCCCGCCCTTCATCATCGTCGAGCGCAAGACGAAGAGCGAGATCCGCATCGGCTGCTGGGTGCGCTGCATCGCTCGCTGCGTGAAGACGGGCCGCATCCTCGCCTACGGTGAGGGGCAGAATAAGCTGGTCGACGTCGGCCGCCAGGTCGTGAGGGATCACCTCGGCGGCATCGGCATGCGACCGAGCCACATGGGCGTCGGGCAGGGGCAGAACCCGACGACCGACGGCATGGATGCGCTGGAGTCCGAGGTCCTCCGAAAGACGATCGACCGGCGCATCCAGAAGACTTACGGCGTCGACCTACAGGTCGTCATCACGACGGCCGAGGGGAACGACACGACGTTTCGCGAGATCGCCACCTTCGAGGATGAGCGCATGATCGCGCGCGGCGTCTTCTCGCCGTTCATCCCGAAGACCGAGCTCGCCGAAGTTACGCTTTCACACGTGATGACTGTCTACTCGAGCTGACGCGATGCCTCCGCACGTTTTCCCGTCGAAGAACGACCTCAACGCCGGAACGCAAGGGCTCGGTCGCACCTTCACCGAGCAGAACTGGGAGCGCGTGCTCACGCGCGCGATTCCGCGGAACTTCGTCATCTCGGGCCTCTCGGTGTCGGTGGTTGGGCTCGAGGCGCAGATCGCGGCAGGCAGCGCGATCATCGACGGACGCTACGTCGCGACCGACGAGGTGCTGACGCAGGATCTCACCGCGAGCTCCGAGTGGCGCGTCCTCCTCGAAGCGACGCAGTCGGCCGGGCTCGTCACGACGATACAGGCGAGGCGGCAGTCGAACTCCGATCCGACCATCGATCCGCTCGCGAACACCGTGATGCTCGCGCGCGTGACGACTGGCGTCTCAAGCGCGACGGCCATTCACGATGCGAGGCCGTGGGGTGCTGGACACCTGATCGAGTTCGTCTACGACGGCGACGGGAGCTCCGATCGCGCCATCAACCTCGGCGCTCCGCCGCGACTCGTCTTCCTTCGCAGCCTCGACGATGATCACATCTTCGCGGTCGCTGGCCCAGAGACTGTGCGTGATCGGAACTTCGCGGGGAACGGAGTCGGGGACCTCTTCGGCTTCGGCTTCGAGAAGGTCCAGTCGTTCATCAACGGGACGCAGATCTATCGCGCGAGCGCGACCTGGACGATGCTCCTCGATGTCGACGAGACAGAAACGAAGGACGTGACCGTTAGCGGTGTCGATCCGGCAGACGACAACTTCGTGCAGGTGCACTATCCGCCGCTCACCGACGATCAGGATCCGGACATCTTCCTGACGGCGTGGGTGCAAGCCCTGAACACCGTCCGTGTGAAAGTGCATAACGGCACCGGATCCGGCATCTCGTCACTCTCGGACGACGTGACGGTGATGGTGACCGTTCCTCCGATCTCCTCGGTGGCGGTGGGTTCGACGCGCTACCTCGTCCATCCGGAGGTCGGTCAGTCCGCAGAGTGGCGCCCACAGATCACTGCGACGGGAATTGTCGTCGGCGGCACGAGCGGAGCTCAGATCAACGCAGCCGGAAAGCGCTACGCCGTCATGGCCGCGTTTTGAACGAACGGGAGCCGAGACCCGATGACCGAAACAAAGCCGGACCCCCCATCCGGAAAGACGAGGAAGATGGAATCGCGCTCTCCCGATCGCATCGCGGGCGACCGTGCGAACAAGCTGCAGTGGTGGTTCATGGGACTGACGAGCACGCTCTTGTTAACGCTCGGAGCTGGATGGTGGCAGCACGTCAACGGACGCCTCTCTTCCATCGAGCAGTCGTTTCCCGCGCTCCTCCGCGAGATGCTGCGCGACCACGAGTCGCGCCCGCATCCAAACTCGATCTCACCGCGCGAGTGGGGATCGATCGAGGCGCGGCTGACGAGGATCGAGCTGAAGATCGACGCGCTCGGGCGCTGACTCGGCCGAGTTCGGTCTCACTGGTACCACGCGCCTCGTTCAGCATCGGCGCGCGCGAGAGATCGGCTCATCGCAGGCACGCCTCCAGTGCGCGGATGACGGTGTCAGTCAGCGTCGCGCCGTCCCGTGCGGCGCGCGCCTCGAGGCGCCGGCGGAGCTCCGGCGAGAGCCGGAGAAGGAGCTGCTCTGTCCGCCCGGAAGGCGGTCGCCCGCGGCCGCGGGCCTTCTTCTTCGCCATGCGGAGAGGGTAGCGGAATTATTTGGCGATATCAAGAATTAGGCGTTGACCGCGGCGGAATAGGTGATATCATGTATTCGTTGGCTGGGAATCACCTCGGCCAGGGAACACAGGAGATCACGATGTCCAGAGTCGAAAAGATCGGTCGCCGTCACTACCTCCGGGGCACGCCGTTCGCCGCGAAGGACCAGATTCGGTCCGCCGGCTGCAAGTGGGACCCGGCCGAGAAGTCCTGGTGGACCGCAAAGGCCGACGTCGCCGCGGAGCTCGTCGCGAGCCTCTCCTCGTCGAGCTCATCGAGCAGCGAGAGCGCCCCGGACGCGCCCGGACTCGACGCGACCGTCGCCGGCCGCGCCGAGTACAAGGGCCGGACCTACTACGTAGCCGCGCGGAGTGGCCGCTACGACGACGAGCGGCCGGAGCCAGTCACGAGCCGGGACGGCGCGCGGATCCTGCTCTACTTCCGCGACGGCTCGCGGCAGTTCTGGGCGGCGCGCGCGGCCGCGCGGGTCGTCAAGGGATACTCCCGCGGTCAGACGATCCGTTCGCTCCGTGATTACGCGGAGCGCGCGGAGCGCACGAAGGCCGAGCGCGCGACGCCCTCGACGGAGCCGGTCGGCCCGGCGGTCTGCCGAGCGCAAGGGAAGACGCCCTACGAGCGAGACGAGGTCCTCATCGCGCGCCTCACAGCGATCGAGATCGCCGAGTGCGAGGCACGTCAGGGGCTCTCGGCCGCGATCGCCGGCGCGCCTGACGAGCGCGGCAAGCCGCAGGTCGTGTGCGTCGTCGCCTGGGCGCGCTCGCTGAGTGACGACGACGTCGAGGAGCAGGACGCCTGGAGCCACCAGCACACGGCCGTCCTGCGACTCGCGACGGCCGACGAGGCCGCCCCGATCGTCGCAGCGCGAGGCCTGGAGGAGCGGCGCGCTGCCGCGGTCGTGCAGGTCGCAGAGATCGTGGGCGCGCTGCCGCGCGTCGAGTCGCTCGAGGACGCAGGATGGGAGGGTGTCTGACATGCGAGAGACTACGAGACTCCTCGATCGGATCGAGCCAGACACGCCACCGTCGCGGCGCTACTCGCGACTGCTGCGGAGCTCGCTCCTCGAGCTCCGCGACCCGAACGACGGCCAGGACCCCGACCCGGCCACGAAGACGCGGCACCAGTACGCCCGGGCCGGCGGCGTACTCTGGTCGCGGCGCCTGCCGCCCGAGTCGGTCGGCGACGAGTGGCTCGACGGCCCGGCGCGCTGGGAGCGGGTCGACCTCGGCCATGCGAGCGAGCTCCTCCGGGCCTTCGCGCGAGAGGGTCCGGAGTTCTCCCTCGCCGTTCTCCGGCGTCAGCGATTCTACGTCGCAGCCGACGACGAGTACTGCGTCCGCGGCGTCTACGTCGACGCGACGGACGAACTCGCGATCGATCTGCCCTATGGTCCAGTGACGGACGCGTGGTGGGACGTGCCGCTCCCGCAGTGCCCTGACTGCGGCGGCGACGTCGTCTGGTGGGAGGCCGGGTACGTGCCGGGGACGCGGCGCTGCGTGGGCGCGCCGCTCCGGCGAGGAGAGTACCTGCCAGATCGCGGCTGCGGGTCGATGTTCGTGGTCGCGAGCCAGGAGACTGAGAGATGAGCAACAGACTGTGGATCCTCGGGGCAGCCGACCCCGAGATGGAGCGTATCGAGGCGCTGCTGATCGCCGCCGGCGAGCGTGTCGCGCATGCGCAGATCGCCGGCGAGCGGGTGCGCGGCGGCGACGCGTACCGCATGGACGGGCACCGACCGCTATGGATGGCTGCGCCATCGGATCTCTGGGCCGACGGCTGGTACGCGGCGGCCTACCACGTGGAGTGCGACACGGCGCTCGACCGGCACGTGCATCGTATCGGCGTGCGCGTCGCGGTGATCGACCACCACCGGCCCGGTGACCCGGGCTACGGTCGCCCGCCTGAGGAGTTCCTCGCGGCGTCGTCAATAGGGCAGGTGATCGCGGCGCTCGCGCGACTCGGGCTCACGCCCGAGACGTGGTCCGGATGGGTAGACCGGACATCTCCCGCCGGCGTGATCCATCGCGGGTACTGCTGTGACGGGCTGGGCCCACGCTGGATGCTGGCCACCGGGGAGGCCGCGCGCGAGATACCGGACGATCTCGTCCTCGCAGCCGCCGGGGATCAATGCCCGGCGTCGGCCTATCGCGGCCTCTGCCCAGGCGTCGACCCGGACGAGCTGATGCGCTGGCGCGTCGCGACACGTGCGGCGCATCAGGGACGCCCGGCCGAGGAGATCCTCGCGGACGTCGAGCGCGCGATGGCCGCGATCTCGTCGGCGCCGCGCGTCGACCTGGCTGATCCGTCCGACTCCAGCACGGTCGAGCTGGTCGCAGACCTGCGCGGCTCGCACGTCTCAGAGGCGCCCGAGGCGTCGCTGCGTCTCGGCGTCCCGATCCTCTGCGAGGGTCTGCCGGACTCGCGGTCCGGCAGACGAAAGGTGAATCTGCTCGGCGACGCGGGCGGCGATGCGGTCCGCGCCTTTCTCGGCGGGTGGGCCGAGGCCGAGGGTCTCGTCGACTGCTACGGAGATCCGGCCCGCGGCTTCGCCGGCGGGTATCGGGAGCGCGAAGGAGGGAGCGATGACTGAGCACGTGACCCGCACGGGCCGCACGGGCCGGACGGTGACGATCGAGTCGAGGATCGTCGAGGCGCAGGGGCGCAGGGGCCTCGGCCAGCCGCTCAGGGGCTGCTCCGAGATGATCGCTACTCCCGAGAGCTCGCTCGGCTGGGAGCACTGCGGCCGGGGCGGCCTCGAGCTCTACTGCGATCCCGGCTGCGGCCGGGAGGAGCGCCGCAAGTGCTACTGCGACGAGCATGGAGGCGCGGAGCGCGCCGCGGAGCGACTCCTCGAGGAGTGGGCCGTGGTCGCCCCAGACTCGGTCGGGGGCGACTACGAGGTCCAGGAGGCCGGCTGCGCCTCGCTCACGAGCGTGGACGTCTACGTCGTGACGCGGCCGCACGAGGGACGCTACGTCGTCGCGCTCGGCATCGGTGGGCACACGGTCTCGCTCCGCGGCAGTCACCCCGATCGCGAGGCCGCGACCCTCGCCGGCGTCGAGGCCTGGCGGGAGCGCGTCGGCGCCGACCTCGAGGCGATCCGGGCAGCGCGCGGCGGGACGCTCGACTGGGGCGGCCCGGTCCGTCCGCGCCCCGAGCCGATCGTCATCCACGCCGCGGCGGGTCAGTCGGCCTACGCGGCGCTCCGGGTCCGGGAGATCCTCGCGCTCGTGCCGGACGCACACGTCAGGACGGTCCCCGTCTGCGAGCGCTGGGTGAACGGGCACGGGACGCACGCGATCGCGCCCGAGCAGGCGACCGAGCAGGCGACCGAGATCGCCGGCACGCGCGGCGTCGCGTACGTCGACGGCCACGACATCGTCTACGTGCTGCCGCGGCCAGCCTCGGGGGACTACGCGCCGACCCTCCTCGGTGCGGAGAACTGGTCCCACCGCAGCGCGGAGCAGGTCGCCGCGCGGATCGCGTAGACTCCCGCTATCTCTCGTGGCCCCACATCTGGCCTAAATCTTATGTGGGTTCCCCTTTGCGCTCCCTGGCGGCTGACCGACCAGATGGTCCGTCCGCCGCTCGACTCCGCGTCTGAGTGTGTCGGGTGGGAGCAGGCAGTAGCGGCGGTGGATCGAGTCGGTCCTCCAGCCTGCGATCTGGCACTGCGCCGGGATCGGCACGCCGGCATCCGTCGCCGTCGCGGCGAAGAAGCGCCGCAGGTCGTGGAACCAGAGCTCAGACCGTCCAGCGCTGTCGACAGCTCGTCTCCATGCGCCGGCGAAGTGCAGCACGGCTCGACCTCCGCGGTGGAAAACGTGCGGCCCTCTCGCCACGAGCAAGCGGCCGAGCGCGATCCCCTGCAGGCCGAGTGAGAGCGGGATCCGGTGGACTCGCCGGCCCTTCGTCCGCTTCTGCGGGACCGTCACCGAATCGAGGTCGTCCGAGAAATCGTCCCAGCGGAGCCGGAACACCTGCGTGCGGCGCCAGCCCGTGAGCACGGCCCAGCGAACGCCATCGGCCACGGGCGGGTCGAGGTAGTCGAGGACGCGGAGGATCGCGCTGATCTCTTCCCTGGTCGGCGTGACCTCGCGAACGTTGTGCGGCTTCGGGACGTCGATCCACGGCGCGTGGTCGACGAGCTCGAGTCGCGTCGCGATCCGGTATCCGCGCTTGATCGCGCCGAGCTCCTTCGCGATCGTCGCGAGGGCGGCGCCCTCGGCGCTGCGCGTCGCCATGTACTCGTCGAGGTCTGCTGCCGTGGGGAGTCGATCTGCCGGGAGCAGACGACGGAGGTGCTTCGCACGGAACCGGAGCGTGCGGAGAGAGGATCTCTCGGTGAGCGTGTAGTCACGCTCCACGAGCGCGATGAGGTCGCTGGCGTTCTCGGCGGCCATCGGAATGCCCTTCGGCTGCCCACCGACACCACCGATCTTCCCTGCGCCACGAGGCGCGCGCGAACGAGCATTCCCCGAAGCGCAGTCTACCAGAGCCGGCGCGGACGCCGGAGCGTTATTCCGCCTCCGCGAGGCGCCGGATCCACTTCGCGTCCTTCTCGCAGAGGTTCGCCACGAGCGTGATCATGCTCTCGACGACGGCGCTGCGACTCGGCTGCTTCGCCAGATCCTTGTCGAAGACGCGACCGAGTTGCTCGGTGAGCGCATCGAGGCGCTCCATGGTCTCCGGATAGATGCAGATGCTCGTGACGACCTTCTCGGGCCGCTTCTTCTTCAACAGCGACATGCTCATGCCTCTTGGATATCCGATTACGAGGAAATATCAACGGGAATTTCCGTTGACATGCGCCAACAAGTTCGGTTAACAACGACGAAGCGATTCCCCGACCTTCCTGCGACCACCCGGCGAACCGTTCGCCGGGTGGGGTCCAAGAGGATTCGGAAGTGGGTGGGAATCGAAGGCCCTTGGTGGGATGGCTGGGATGCAAGAACTGTTTCGCGGTGGACAGGGGCGGGATGACTCCGACGTGGCCGAGCTCGAAGGGACAGAGAGAGGCATGAGAGAGCACGGACCGGATCGAGGAATGGGCGGCGCGCCGCTGTCGACGCGCATCGCGCATGCGAAGCACCTCCGGGACCTCGACCTCGAGCGCTGGGCACTCGACGCCCGCGCGCTCGAGGATCGCGTTGCCGAGCTCGAGGAGGCGCTCGGTCGCGCGATTTGCCGCAATGAGCGACTCCTCGGCGAAAAGGAGGCGCGGGTGCGAGCGGCCGCGGGCCTGCTGTGAGCACGCTGTGGATCGTCGCCGGCGCCGCCGCCTTCGGCACCGCAATCATCCTCGCGATCGCGATCACGCGCGCGACGCGCATCAGCGACGAGGAGCTGCGCGGCCTCGTCCGCGGCGGGCAGGGGCGAAGTGGACGCACGGTGCTCGAGGGGGCCAGCGCTTTCGCGTGGTGTGTGGTCGCCGCGCTCGTCTGGGCCGGCGGCGCGTGCCTCTTCTGGGGGCTGGGCGGATGAGCGATTGGTGGGACCACGAGCAGAAAGCGCTGATCCAGGACGTCGTGCTGAAGCTCTCGATGGGTTCGGGATCGAACCAGTGCAGCGTCGCGAGATTGGGCGCGGCCGCAGGCGTGCTCCTCGCTTGCGCTGACGCAATTATCGAGAACGACGAGAAACGCTTGGGCGGCGTCCGCCTCTCGAAGTCTCGACGGTCGCTCGACCGCCTGGTCCGCAATACGCGCAAAGCGTGCGAAGGCCATCCGATTCCGATGGTCGACCCGAACAGGAGCTGAGATGAAAACGAGTCGTATCCTCTTCCCGTTCGGCGTGGTCGCCCAGTGGATCGGTGGTGAACACCCACGACGGCCCCGGCCGGTCGATCCCTCCGCGATCGGCCGGGGCGTGCGGAGCACAGCGACATGGCGAAGTGTGAAGCCTGCGGGCGAGAGCAGAGCTGGAGAGAGATTTTTCCGGCTGACGAAAACGACCTCTACGGCGCGTCGGAGCTATCGATCATGCCGTCGTCCGAGATCGCAGCCCGAATGACGCACGTGAGACGAGCAACACTCGAGGAGGCCGAGCGCCGCGCCAGAGAGATCTCGCGGCGGCTGAGGAAGGACATGCCGGCGGGCTGGGGTTTCATTCTGATGCTCGCGAGCTTCGAGCGAGGCGGCGGCGGCGGCCTCACGTACCTGAGCACGATCGAGCGAGAGAGCGCGATCCGACTGCTCGAGGAGTGGATCGGCCGAGTCTCGGGCGGACGAGCCGCGGACGCTGGGAACGGCTTCTACGACGGCACGAGGAGCGAGTGCTGGTGCTGCGAGTCGAGGGTCGGTTTGCGCCGCATGCGTGGCGAGCACCGCAGCATCGTGATCTGTGAGAACTGCCTGGCGGAGAGCGAAAATGTATGACGGATCGGGGAGGGAAGGACTGAGGGTCTGGAAGTATTTCCTAGACTCGCCGAGCGGAAAGCGCGTGCAGATCTCTGTGCCGCGCGGCATGCGAGTCCTACACTTCGAGCCCGCGCACCCGGGCTCGCTCGCGACCTTCACCCCGCCGCGGCCGCCGATGGTCTGGTGTCTCGTCGACCCCAACGAACACAAAGAGGATCGCATCTTCGGCTGGTTCGAAACCGGCCAGGGCGTCCCCGAGGGCTGGGACTACGTCGGCACGACCGGGCAGCACGAGAACGCCTGCGCGTACATCTTGCACTGCTTCCTCTCGCCGCCGGGCTGGGTGGACCCGTGATGCGCATCTGGATCGGAATCGACTGTGGCATCCGGCCGACCCTCGTGCGGCTCGTCGAGCACGATGGCGTCGTGAAGGGGGAGCGGGCGAGCATCCACGTGATCGACGTGCACGAGGTGCCGGAGAGTCGCCGCGCCTTTGCCGACGTGATGGCGGCGCTCGTCGACGACGGCTCGAGCGTACTCGTCGAGAAGCTCACGAAGCTCCCCTCGACTAAGAGCGGCGCCACGGCGGCCTCGCGAGGCGGAGCGGCGCAGTTCGCGATGGGCGAGGCCTACGGCGCGGTCATGGCGTCGCTGTGGACGCTCGCGAAGAGCCGCGACCTGCGCGTCGAGGAGTTCACGGCGCGTCAGTGGCAGAAGCAGCTCGGCATTCGGTTCGCGCCGAAGACGAGCTACTACCAGCGCAAGACGAGGCTTCTCGAGCATGCGCGGAAGCTGTTTCCCGGGCGCGCGATCGTACGGAGCGAGGCCGATGCCGTCCTGCTCGCGCATCTCTGTCGACTGCGCAATCGACGCTAAAGGAGGGTCGCACCTGATGTGCTTCGTCGACAAGTGGGACGCCGATGGCGTGACTCAGGTCTACCAGCGCGACGAGCGCCGCGCGCGCAAGCGGCACCAGTGCGGCGAGTGCAGTCGCACGATCGAACCGGGCGAGACCTACGTCTGTCACCACGGCGTGTGTGACGGGAGCGGCTGGACTCTGAAGTCCTGCATGCGCTGTGAGCGCGTGCGCGATGCGCTCGACGACGAGGCTTGCGCTGCGGACCTGATCGTCCCGCTGGGCGAGCTTCGCTGCTGCCTCAGGGAACGAGCGCAGGAGCGATCGACGACGAGAATGAGGTCGTCCGCGTCCGGAATTACGCCGAGCACAACGGGGCGATGAGCGACGCCGAGCGTGCGCGCCGGCATCGGCGTCGCAAAGGGAGGTGAAGAGGTGAAAGAACCGCGCTACGACGAGCTCGGCGCGACGACGCTCAAGCGGATCTCGAACTCGACGCACCGCACGTTCGCGATGTGCGCGGAGCGCTACTGGCTGCTTCAGGACGTCGAGGAACGCGCGACGACGATGGCGCTCGCGATCGGCTCGGCGGTGGCGAAGGGCGTCGAGTTCGACAACCGCGGCAAGATCGGCCGCGAGAACGCGCGGAGTCTCGGGCAGCTCCTCGAGATCTCGGAGAGCTACTTCGCGGCGCTCGTCGAAGAATCCGAGCATGCGGCGAGCGTCTGGGAAGTCGAGCGCGCGCGCGACGACGCGGTCGCGGCGATGCGCTGCTACCTCGCCGAGATTTCGCCGAAGGTCCTGCACGTCGTCGCGACGGAGAAATCCTTTCGCGCGCGCATCGGCCACGGCATCGAGCTCGTCGGCCGCATGGACACGGTCTGCGATGCGGAGGTCCGCGACATTAAGACCGGCCGGCGCTGGCGAGACGAGGACGCGCATCGCTCGCTCCAGCTCACCGACTACGACCTCCTCTTCGAGGCGGAGTACGAGACGCGGCCGCGGGTCCTTTGGATCGATTCGGTCTATCGCGTCTCGGGGGGCTGGAGAGCGCGAGCGATCCCGACTCACCGCAGCCAGGGGCAGCGGGCGCGATTCGTCGAGAGTGTTCGGCGCACGGTGGCGTCGATCGAGAGCGGTGCGCAGCACGCGGCGCCTGAGGGCGCCTGGTGGTGCAGCCGCGAGTACTGCCCGGTCTGGCAACGCTGTCGCGTGCGGGGCTGGGACTGAGCCAATGGAGGGAGCTCGATGTCAGTGAGCAGCAGCAAAGGTCCGGCGCGCAGGCGCGTACCGAAGGAGGGAGAGCCCCAGTTCATGGGGGCGCCCGATAGCCAGCACAAGGACGACCCGGCCGGCGAGCCGCCGAAGAAGGAAGACAAGCTCCGCGCGATGCTGAAGGGCGATGGCGTCGACGAGGCGACGAAGAAGATCCGCGACTTCCTCGACCGCGCGGCGCGGAAGTGCGCCGACGAGGCGTCGACATGGATGGAGCACTTCAACCTCGAGTCGGAGGCGGATCGCCGGGCGTGGGAAGGGCTGATCTCGAAGCTTCGCGCATGCATCGAGTCGTGCATGGCGCCGAAGGAAGAGACGGCGTCGGCGGGAGAGGAGGAGTACGGGGAACCCTTGGAAGAAGAAGTGACGGCGGAGAGCGGCGGCGAGGAATCAGCTTCGGAGCTCGAGCGAGTGGAGGCAGCCGATGGCGCGACGACGTGAGGACCAGGAAGCGGAAGTCTCGGATGAGGCTGTGGCGACCGCTGTCGCCACGGCGCCCGAGGAAGCGGAAGACAGCGACTTCGATCGCCTGCTCCAGCGTGACGTCTCGATCCGCGATCGCGCGGCGACTGTGCTCGGCTGCCGTGCGGACTCGGTCTTCACGGCGCTGAAGGAGTACTGTTTCCAGCCGGGCCAGCGCTGGGACGACGACAAGAAGCGTTACGTCGATAACCCGCCCTTCAACGCGCAGGAGCTCTACGTCGCGCTGTCGCTCATCGCGCGCTACGGACTCGACCCGATTCGCCAAGAGATCCACGTCACGCGCGACAACAAGGGGAAGGTCTGGACCGCGATCGGCGTCAACGCGTGGCGGCGATCGGTGCGGCAGGACCCAGCCTTCGACGGCGTCGAGTGGAACGAGGAGCGAGCGGAGGACGGCAAGCTCGTCGCGATGACCTGCACGCTCCACTCGAAGAAGCTCTCCCATCCGATCAAGTACCGCGGGCTCTACGAAGAGTGGCGCATGGACCGCTGGTACGACCTGAAGACGAGCGCGTGGGTCGTCGACGGGAAGCGCTCGCCCAACTGGAACACGCGGCCGACGCACATGCTCACGGTGCGCACCTTCTGCCACGCGGCGGCGTACTTCTGCGAGCTCGGCGACGGCAACGTGATTTCGGTCGATGAGCTCGAGGATCTCATCGAGCACCAGGCGGCGGAGATCGAGGCTGAGAAGAAGGCCGCAGAGCGAAAGTCGTCGCCGCTCCCCAAGCGGCGCACGGCTCCGGAGGCGAGCGCGCCTCGAGGCGAGAAGGCGGCTCCTCAGGCGAACAACGAAGCGGCGCCGCCTGAAGAAGACGACTCGGCGAAGCGCGAAGCGCTTTTCGCCGAGTGGCAGGAGCTCGTGCCCAAGATCGGCACGAAGGCCGTGCGCTTCATCCTCGATCGTCTCGAGCTCGACGTGCTAACGAGCGGCACATCGCTACGACAGCTCGAGCAAGCGCTCGACTTCGCGCGCGAGTGCTCGCAGCCGGACTGAGTTTTTCTCTCTTCACGCGCCCCGCTGCCGTTCTCTTCGCGGCAGCGGGGTCATTCTCGAGGTCAGCAGATGCAGAAGACGATAGAAGATGGCGCGAGCCGAATCGTGCGTGTCGAGCTCGATGGCTGGAAGGGTGAGGACCGATCCATCGAGATCGACGGCCCGACGATCCTCCGCGGCCCGAACGGAGCGGGGAAGACTGCGGTCCTCGACGCGATCGTCTGGGTGCTCACGGGGAACACGCCGAAGGGCCGGACGAACGCGGCCGCGGCGAAGTTCTTCCCGCCGCGTGGCGGCTCGGTGAAGCTCACCGACGTCGCGGGTCGCTGGATCCGGCGGAAGCTCACGGTCGACCACGAGAAGGGCACGGTGTCGCAGCCCGAGCCCGAATACGACTCGGAGCTCTCGGAGCTGTCTTGGCGTGCCGACGACGAGCTCCTCCGCGTGCGGGACTTCCTCGCGCTCTCCGCGGAGAAGAAGCGCTCGTACATCCTCTCGCGCTTCGCGGCGGCAAGCGGGGACGAGCACTCGGGCATCGTCGACCAGGTGCGGCTGGCGCTGATTCGCGATGTCGCCGGCGTCGCGGCGACGCTCGACACCTACACGCGCACGGCGGACCTCCCCGACTTCGACGACGAGCGGAAACCGGTGCGGGGCATCGTGGAGCTCGTCGATGCGGAGCGCGGCATCGCCGAGGAGCTCGCCGCGCTCGTCCGGCCGAAAAAGTCGACGGCCCAGATCTTCGCCGCGCTCGTCGACGTCGCTAAGGAGCGGCTGTCGCAGTGGCGGCGGAACGCCGGCGACGCGCGCGGCGCGAAGCGGGAGCTCGAGGCGGCAGCAGCCGAGAGCGCGTGGGCGCAGGCGGCGGAGCCCGGAGCGAAGCGCGTTCTCGCCGTGGCCGAGGAGCGCTACCGGCTGGCGCGCGAGAAGATCGCTGCGGCCGAGGAGCTCGAGACGTCGCTCTCGGAGAGGCGCAGTCGCGCGGAGGTCGAGGATGACATAGCAAAGAACCGCGAGGCTATCGACGCTCTGGAATCGACACTCGCTGAGCTCGACCGCCTCGCCGAGAAGACGCTCCCGCCGCCGGATCTCCCCGCGCCGGCGACGATCGAGGCGGTGGAGCCATCCTCGCTGACGCTGAAGCACGAGCGGACCGAGATCGAGAAGCGCATCGAAGAGAGCGAAGCCCTCGCTGAAGGCGTCGCCGCGGCGAAGGAAACGCGCGACGAAGCGAAGGCGCGCGTCGAGCGGCGCCTCGAGTCGACCGCGCAGAAAGCTTGGGAGCTCATCGGCGCGATCCCCGACAGCGCCCACGAGCTGATCCCGGAGCTCCGCGAGAATCTCGAGCGACTGATCGAGGATCACCTCTACAGCCTCCAGACCGAACGGGAGGCGGTGCAGCAACGCTACGACGATCTCTTCGAGGCCGAGGAGATTCGCGACGCGCACGTCGACAAGCACGGCAGCCTCGAGGAGCTCTGGGCCGCCGAGCGGAAGCTCCGCGAAAGGGTCACGGAGGCCGTGCGCCTCGAGGCCGAAGCCGAGAAGATCCAGTCGGACCACAAGGCAGAGCTCGATCGACTCCAGGCCGAGCACGACAAGCTCGCCGCCGCAGTCAAGCGGCGCGCGGAGAAGCGGCGCACCGAGCGCGATGAATGCGTCCGCGAGATCGCGAAGCATGAATCCGCGATCGCGACGCTCGAGGAGGAGCTCGCGCGCCGGGACGACGACGACGGCGAGCTCGAGGATCGCATCGCCGAGCTCCGCCGCGAGGCCGGCGACCTCGAGGAGCTCCGTGCGAAGAAGGGCGACGCCGCGGCGCAGCTCGAGCGCATCGAGGAGGCGCTCGGGAAGCACCGAAGCTACGAGGAAGCGTGCGAGGCGCTCACGGCCGCCGAGCTGCGTGAGGCGGCCTGGAAGGCGACGAAGCGCGCGATCGAGGGCGCACGCGAGGCGCTCGTCCAACGCGTCAAAGGGCCGATCCTCGCGCGGATAGGGGCCTTCCTCGAGTCCACCGGCTGCACCGAGCTCCCGTACCTCGACCTCGAGACGTCGACGGGCCAGCCGCAATACGAGCTCGGCTGGATCTCAGAGCGCGGACGCATCGCGTTCGAGGCGCTCTCGGGCTGGCAGCAGACACTCCTCGCCGCGGCGCTGGTGCTCGCGATCGCGCCGGAGACTTCGGGGAAACGCGTGCTGCTCGTCGAGGCGGGAGAGGTGAGCGCGGAGAACCTGCCGCATCTCCTCGCCGGGCTCGGTGGTCTCGGCTCGGAGCTCGATGCGTGTCTCGTCGCGACGTGGCAATCGATCGAGGCGGAAGGGTGGCAGGTCGTCGAGATCGGAGAGGAGGTGGCGCTTCAGCCGCCCCGACGCTTGCGAGCTGCTGCCGATACTTGGCCGGCCGCGGAGACAGGAGACACGAGATGACGACCTACTATCGGACGACCGGCAGCGTGCGAGGAGACTGCGGACACCGGCACCGGACGCTCAGCGGCGCGATCCGCTGCCTACGCCGCGACCAGAGCGGATGCGCAGGGCAGGGTGGCTACTCGGATCGCCGCATCGTCGAGATCGACGATGACGGCGAGGAGAACGCATGGGACGAGTACGAGGAGGGCTTATGGATGCGTGAGGCTCTCGAGCAGGAGGACTATCCGCTCTGACAACGAAAGAGCTCCTCGAGCTCCGCCGCAGCGCGGAGTGGCTCGACCTCGACGCTCTCGTCGACCGTATCGACGAGGCGCTCCTCGACCCGGCGCTGAAACCGACTCTCAAGACAGGCGATGCGATCCTCCTCATGGAGCTCGCGTACCGCCGCAACAGGTGAATCGAGGATGCCTGAAAGACCACCATTCGATGCCGCCGGCTTCGTCGACGAGCTCCTCGCGTCGGAAGCGAGGATCGACGAGAAAAAGCGGAAGGAATCCCAGTCGTGACGAGGCCGAAGCTCCCGTACATGCCGTGGTATCCGGTCGACTACGACGCGGACGACTTGGTGCAGGATCTGAGCGAGCTCGCGGACCTCTTCTATCGCCGTCTGCTCGACCTTCAGTGGCGCCGGAGAGGGCGCGGAATCCCACCATCCGTAGTAACGGATGGTGGGATCGTACGTTACAACGCACGGTGCAACGATCGGTACGACGTACGGTGGGGCGATTTGTGGTCGGAGGTCGCGCAGTTCTTCGAGTTTGTCGAGAACGAGGACGGAGAGCAGTGCTTCCGAAACGTCAGACTCCACAACGAATGGTTGGAGCACCAAGAGAAGTATCAGAAACGACTTGCGGCCTCCGCAAAGGCTGTTGCAGCCCGAAAGCAGAAACCGAACGTTGCACCGTGCGTTGCACCGGACGTTGAACGTCGCGTTCAACCAACTCATAACTCAGAACTCAGAACTCATCATCCAGAACACACATCCGGAGCGCGCGTGCGCGCGAGTGTGGATGGTGGGGCTGAGGAGTCCGATCCGGATTCGGACCCGGAAGCGGACGCGATCGCCGACCAGAAGGGCGCGGTCTGGCTCCGGCTGACGACGCACCCGTGGGGCTTTCGCAAGCCCGAAAAGCTCGCGGCGATCATCGCTCGCGGCACGACGCCCGAGGACCTCGACGCTTACGAGCGTCAGTCGCCGAAGCACGGCGGCATGGCGTGGGCGCGAGCGAAGATCCAGGACTTCGCTCGGCCGGGAGACATCCCGCGCAGCGGCCGCCGCTCAGCGCCGGCGAACGACGACGGGGGCTGGTGACGCATGACGAGCCCGCTCTACGGCAATCGCAGCTACGGCGAACTCGGCACGCTCCGGCCGCCGGGTCACATTCCCGATCACCTGCGCCAAGCCCCACGCGACGCGATCGACAAGGCGCAGTCCGAGTCGTACTCGCGGCTCGTCCGCGACCTCGAGCGACTGCGCGACCTGCACTGCCCGCCGGGAACTCCCGAGCCCACGCCGGCCGCTCCGCCGAAGCCGAACGCCATCGATCTCGGCATCCCGCCGGCGTACCGCGTCGTGGAAGCGAGCGACTTCTATCCCGACGAGTTCGCCGACGGAATCCCGCTCGTCGGCCAGGACGAGTCGGTGCTGATCGTCGGAGTCGATGCGCTCTTCGACAAGCGCCGCGGCGTCTACACGAGGACGAACGCTCGCGTAAGCGAGTACGCAGCGTACCTCGCGATCAACAGCTTGGTGCGCTGGTCCTCGGTGCTCGCGCTCTCGTCGGATCTCGCGCAGAACCCAGCACGAGAGCGCGGCGAGTGGAGCGAGACGAAGAAGCTCGCGCTGACGACGCGACTCGTGCTCGACGACATCGGCTCCGGGCTCAACTGGCCGCGCACCGCTGGACACGTCACCGCGCTGCTCGCCGCGCGACTCGAGTCCGGCCCGCTCCAGCCCGATCGCAGCGGCCGGCAGACGATCGTCACGTCGAGACACTCACTCGGTGAACTCGCGGAGACGGACCCGAGAATCGCCGAGCTCCTCAGCGGCATGAGACGCATTCGGATGGCTCCCAGCGAAACGAAGGAATGATGAATTGGCATCGCTTCGTGCGCTACCGCTTCGCTGACGGAACGATCGGGCGAGACGAGGTGCCGACGGGAGTCGGCCGCTCCGAGATTCGCTTCGAGTGTCTCGACGGGGCGCAGCTCCGCGGCGAGCTTGAGCAGCTCCTGATCGCCTCGTCGATCAGCAAGCACGACGGACGGCGCGTCGGCGTGGAGACCCAAGGACGAGGACGTCGCGACCTCGCTCGTGCGTTTCGCGCGCAAGTGGAGTCACGAGGACGAGGACCTCCTCGACTGCAGCGACGCGCGCACCGTGACGCTCACGAACGCTCGTTTCAAAGACTGCTGGATACCGCTCCAGATCGTTAGCGTCGAACGCATCGAGTTCGTCGCCGTCGGCGACTACGTCCACGTGCGCCAGTTGGCGCGACGCGTCACGCAGATCGGCAAGAAGGGCGCGCATGGATACGGCGAGGTCGGCCACTGTCGTGTCTCGCGGCTCGCCGGCGACGCTGCCGGCTTCGATCGTGACTGGCGCGCGGGAGATCGACCGGCGCGCAATCTGCCGGCCGAGTTCTGCCGCGACCGTGGGCTCGTGACTCGGGAGCGGATGGCGCCTCTCAGGCCTCCGTACTGGAGGCGTCGAGCTGCGCACGTCACGGTCGTCGGATGATCGACTTGCGCGCTCGGCGCGAGCTGGATACGGTAGAGCCCGCAACGGTGGACAGAGCCGGCCTGGATTGCCGGCGCGGGGATGCTCCGCCTTGCTACGCACAGCACTCGCTCTCGCCGTACTGCTCACCGCCACTGGCTGCGGCTCGCTCTGGTCGCGCGCCGGCGACTACGCGCTCGAGAAGGCCGACCTGGCCGCGACGAAGACGGCCGAGGCTGTCGGGAGCGCCGTGGGCCGCGCCGTCGGTGGCGCAATCGAGCGGCTCTCAGAGCGCGTCGAGACTCGGCTCGCACCGGCACTCGATCGCATGACCGAGAGTGTCGCGACGAGGCTCGAGTCCCCGCCGGCGGAAGATGATCCGCTCTCGGAGCAGGCGATCTACTGGCTCGGTGGGGCTCTGATCGCGCTCTTTGGCGGCCGTGAAGCGCTCGCCCAGCGGCGCAACGCTCGCACGGACGAGCGCAACGCTCGCTCGGACGAGCGCAAGGCGCGCATCGAGGGCGAGGTCGACGCGCTCAAGGCGACGATCGGGAAGGGGGCAGCGTGACTGACCCCGTCGCGACTCGCACAACCAGGCGCACCACGCGCTCGTCACCGCCGTGCACGGAGAGGCGGTCGACGGCTACGTCCCGTGCATCAACCTCGTCTTCGTCTCGGGAGACGGCGACCGGACCGACGGCTACGGCCGGCAGATTGAGCGGGAAACGTCGCTCGTTCACCGTGACCAGCAGTCCGCGGCCGGCCAGTACTTCCGATTCGCCGACGAGTCGCCGCGGGAGCGAGTGGCGGCGTCGACCTGACGGTGACGTGGGAACCGACGAGGGACCTGCGCGCTGTTTGAACTGCGAGCGAATTCCAGCGCGAGCCCATCGATGCGAGCAATGAGGAGTTGATCGCGTGAACGAATACCCGATCCTGCAGCACTTCCATTTCGAACATCTCCCCGAAGACCAAGGGAAGCGAACGTGAGACGAGACATCGCAGCGCTGTTCGGCGGCGCCATCACCGCGGTCTCCTCGGGCGCTGCGGTCTTCTTCGGCGCGATCGCTCTCTCGCTCGTCCTGGCTCAGACCGAGCACGTCGAGACGTACTCGATCGAGGGCCACGGCACGCGCAACCCTGACGGCACGATCACCGCGACGCTGACGCTGACCGAGATCCCGCCGATTCCGGAAGAGCCGCCGGAGCCGGAGCCCGAGCCGGAGCCGGAGCCCGAGCCCGAGCCGCCGGCGCCCACTGAAATCCGTGTCGCGTGGCAGGAGACCGGGCCGGCAAACTCCCTCGACTCGGCCGACACCTTCGAGGTGCTCGCAGACGAGATCGTATCCCGCGGCTCGGGTCCGAACTGCCACGCGCACACGGACCAGATCTTCGCCGCGCCGATCGAGCTCTACGCCGAGGTCTACGTCGCGACGACGGCGAGCGGCAGCGGCTGCGGCATCACGCTCTGCTCGCAGTACCCAGCGAGCGATACGTACCTGCGCGTGCGCACGTACTCGGGCGGCGCATGGGACGCCAACGTACACCCGAACGCGCCGATCGCGGAGTCGCCGGCCATGCCCGACCCCCGCGCCGGTGAATGGTGGTCGATCCGCGTTCGGGTGCCTGAGGAGGGGGCGGTCGCCGCGCGTGTCTGGCGCGCAGTCGACAGCGAGCCAAGCGAATGGTCGACCGCTCCCTACTCCGGCCCGCGCACGGGCCGCATCGGACTCTGGTATCACGGCGCCGCGGGATTCCGCTGGCGCGCGCTCGCGGTTACGATCGGCGACTTCGATGATGCTCAACTCTCAGTCCTACCCCTCACATGGGATCCAGCCGAGGATCCTCGACCCAACGATCCGGCTCCGGATCCAGACCCAATAGACCCCACCCCTACGGATCCGGAGCCGGAACTACCACCCGAAGACGAGGGAACCGCGAGTAACGAGGACGACATCATGGGAGTGCGTGCGATCCGCTGGAAGCTGCGTAAGTTTCGTGAGGGCGAGTCGACGCCGTTCGCTGTCGTCAAGGCCGACGGGAACGTGATGCTTGACGAGGGCATCGGCGAACTCCTTGATCTCTTCGTGGGTGCTGGTGGCACTCCGTTCTCGAACGGCAACGCGCATCTCGCGGTCGGCGACTCGAGCACGGCAGCGGACGCAGCGCAGACGGGACTGGTCGGGGCGAACAAGCATTACGAGCCCGTCGACGCGAGCTATCCGCAGGTCGTCGGGCAGGAGGCGATCTTCCGCGCGACGTTCGAGTCGGGCGATGCCAACTTCGCGTGGGAAGAACTCTCGATCGCGAATGGGAACAGCGCGGCGGTGAACCTAAACCGCAAGGTTGAGTCGCTCGGGACGAAGACCTCGGGGCAGATCTGGGAGCTCACGGTCACGCTCGGTGAGGCTGTGGCCGGCGAGGGCGAGCTCGTGATGTCCGTCTCGCACGAAGACATCACGGTGAATTTCTCCGGTGCCGGCGCCGAGATCGAGTACACCGCGCTGGGCGATCCAGTGCTGATCGAGAGCGCGACAGTGTCGGACTACACGCTCGACGACTCGCCGACCTCGACGCCGCACTCGGAGGGCGGCGAGCGCCGGCACGGCGCGATGCTCAACATCCTGCCCGACGGCCACCCTGACGTGCAGGGCGACGTCAAGGAGTACTCGCAGGGATTCGATGGCTCGATCGGCTACAGCACTGGGCGCGATGCATCACTGTCGCTGCCGATTGCGATGTCGGCTGGGGACACGCTCGTGATCGGTTGCTCGTGGCTCGACTCGGAGTCTGCCGATCCGAACTTTCCGAACGTCGACTCGCGCGGCACCCGTGGCCTCAAGACGGCGATCGCTCTGTCGTCGGTCTCGTCTGCGTACCGCGGCCTTATGTCGGGCTACTTCCGCCCGTCTCCGTACTCGCGCCAGTTCGCACCGGTTCCTGTCTCGCAGGTGAACCTTTCGCTGCTCCCGTCGCTCGCAGCGCCGGGCACCGCGCCGAACGTCGCGGCCATCGTGACGAGGGCGAAGCGCTACTCGGTCGACTACTGCGGTCTTTGGTCCGGACGCTACCACCGAAACCGTCGGGCGACCGCCGACTACGGCACCGACATGGCGCTCGAGTACGCGCGCATTATGCTTCTGCTGTGTACCGACGAGCCGACGACTGAGGAGAAGCAGGACCTCGCGTACGCTCTCGTCCAGCGCGGGATCGATCTCTACGGATCGATGATGGAGCACGGCGTTTGGCCTGGCGCTGGCGGACACGGAGTCGGCAGGCTCCCGGTGCTCCTCCTCACGGCGTACCTCCTCGAAGACTCGACGATGATGGCGAACATCGTCGACCGCATCGATGGAATCTCGGGGGACGAATACCCGGGCTACCGCTTCGACGAGCACATGCATTACTACTACGCGCCGAACGCCGCGCATCCCGTCTTCTATGATGCGCCGACGAACTCGCAGCCCGTCTACGTCGACGCGCTCTTCGGACTTTCTGCGTCGCTTCCGACCGGGTGCAACGCCGGATATGTGAACCACGACTGCCGCGATCCTGATGGGCTGATCAACAGCCCCGACATCGGCATCGACCCAGAGACCGGGCTGCCTTGGGAGGCGGGCTCGTACATTCGCAACGGCACGATGACGGCGTCACTCGGCGAGGTGCTAGCGCTTAGAATCGTCGGATTCGCTACGAGCGGCAACGCACACGACATCGGCTCATCGCCGGCAAAGATCCTCTATCCGTACTTCGCCTACAGCGACTACTACTACGCCGGCATCCCGATCGAGTTCGCAGGCGATCCTAACGTCACGTTCTGGCAGTACAGGAATGACACGTTCGTGCGCGACATGTACAACATGCACAGAGGTTCGTTCTGATGGCCGGGCCATTTCCCCCCTTCAGCGCGATTCCGATCACCAGCGGCAGCGTCTGGCCAGAGCCGTACGATGGCGCCGAAGCGATGATGGTCGAGGCATCGGTCGGTGCGGATTCCACGTGGCGGCTCGCATTCGACGTGCCGACAGTGCTACCGAGCGGCACCGCGAAATTGCGGTTGAGTGCACGAGCGAACGCCGCGACCGGCGTGGCGAAAGTGAACCCGCAGTGGGTCTCAGTCGCTGTCGAGGAAGACTTCGGCGGCGCGTCTGTCAACGCCGAAGGCACGCAGACGGTGACGTGGGGGACCGGCGACGAAGATCAAATCAAAGAGGCGAAGGTCGATCTCGACGCTGATACGGTCGTCGCCGGCGAGCGCATCAAGATGGATCTCGTCTTCGAAACGACCGACTGGACGCTCGCGGTCAAGAGCGCGTGGGACGCCGCGATCATCTGGGAGTGATCCGTGCCTCGACTCTTCGGCCCAAACACCTCTGGCGGCGCCTACGCGGAGGGGTCGTTCGTCGCTGCTCCGGCAACGACTGTCACGATATCCGCGTGGTTTCGCGCGACTGCGGCGACGGGCGCGTGGTGGGTTTTCAGCGTCGCGGATTCCGCTGTCCAAACCAACTATTACGGCATCCTAGTTCGCGGTGATGTTGCCGGCGATCCGGTTGGCGTTGCGAAACGCGCCGGCGGCTCCTTCATCGAAGCGACAAGCCTAGGTCCAGGTGGGGCGGGTTTCAGCGTGGGAACGTGGCATCACATCGTCGGTATAATCGACTTCTCCGCGCCATCGATGAGAGCGTATCTCGACGGCGTCGCTGGTAGCCCTGTCGCGACAGCCGGAACGCCGACTAGTCTCGATGTGACGTCCATCGGTCGCGTCGGCGATTCGACGCCGGATAACCCGTTCGACGGCGACATCGGCCATGTCGCTGTTTGGCCCGATACCATCCTCACTGCGGAGGAGATTGCAGCGCTTGCTGCCGGCGCTGACGAGCGCACGATTCGTCCTGGCGTTGTCAGGCCTATCCCGCTCTGGGGAATCCACGATCCGGAGCCAGTGCTCGACGATGTCGGCGACACGCTGACTTTGTTCAACTCGCCGGCGCAATCGGATTCTGGCCCGCCAGTCTCGCGGCGACTGATCGTGCCGATCGAGTTCCAGCAGGCGGCGGGGACGACCAAGAGCGTCGCGGACAACGCGGCAGGCGCGGACGCCGTCTCGGTCTCAGCATCTGTCGCCGTCGCTGAAAGCGGCTCAGGAGCCGACGCTAACCCATCGCTCGGCGCCGAGCTCGCGATCGCCGAGAGCGGCGCGGGCGCCGACGCGAATCCGTCAGTCTCGGCGCTCGCGCTCATCGCAGAGGTCGGCACTGGAGCCGACGGAGCGCCTACGATCAACGTCTCGCTCGCCGTGGCGGAATCCGGCGCCGGCGGCGACACCGTCGACGTCGAGACCGCAGGCTCCGAGAAGAGCGTCTCCGACACGGGCGCTGGCTCCGACGCTGCTCCGCAGATCTCCGTGGCCGCGCTCGTCGCCGATGCAGGCGCTGGCGGCGACTCGGCTCAGGCATCCGTTGCGTCGACGGTTGCGGACGAGTTCTCGGGCGCTGAGCAGGTTACGATCGCAGTAGACGTCGCCATCGCCGATTCGGGCGCTGGCGCCGAAACGATCGCGGCTGCGATTCTCGCTCTGGTCGCTGATGTCGGAGCGGGCGTCGACTCGATCGGAGTCTCGACCGAGACCGAGAAAAGCGTCTCCGACACGGGCGCAGGCAGCGACCAGGTCCTCGCCGCGACCGTGGTCGTCAATCTCGCCGACGCGTGCTCGGCGGAAGAGTTCGTGGCAGTTCTTGCTCAGCTGCTCGTCGCGGAGAGCGGATCGGCCAGCGAAGGGATTACGCGCCTCGGTGGCGTGGTGGATGTCCTCATCAAGGAGCGTCGCGTCGTCTTCCGAACAGTACGGGAGATGCGGGCCAAGTTCTGACTGGAGAGAGGCGATGAGCGTAAGCGTGCTCGAGCGACCGAAGCGCCGCGAGGTCTTCACCCTCCGCCGCTGGGAGTCGCGAGAAGACTATGAGCTTTGGCGCGACGGTGACATGGTCGCGCAGCCCATCGAGGAGAGCGTGTTCGAGAAGAACGTGCTTCTCAACGAGGGCATCGGTGCCCTCCTCAACCTGCTGATCGGCGCGGCGGAAACCGCGTTCTCGAATGCCAACGCCTTCATCGGCGTCGGCGACGACAACACCGCGGAGAGCGCGGCGCAGACCGGTCTCATCGCCGCGACCAACAAGCTCTACAAGGCGATGGAGGCGAGCTACCCGCAGATCGCCTCACAGACCGTCACGTTCCGCGCCGTCTTCGGGACGAGCGAGGGGAACTTCGACTGGAACGAATTCACGGTGGCGTCGGGCAACTCGGACGCTGCCGACAACCTCAACCGCAAGGTCTCAGCGCAGGGGACCAAGGCGTCGGGGCAGACCTGGACCATCGACGTCGCCGTCACGTTCTCGTGAGAACGAGAAGGAGTAAAGACACGTGAGCGAACTCAAGCTCCCTACGACCTGGTCGCGGCTCGAAACAGTCGCGAGGGACAACGGCATCGACCCGAGCGACAAGGACGCGATCGCGAAGCTGCGCCGCGAGCTCGTGTCGCTGCGTAGTGCGGGCAAGCTCGTGCAGGGCTCGCACACGATCGACGGGCAGAGCGTCACGACGTATCGAGTTCGCGAGCCGGCGAACGTGGTGCGCTGATGCCGCTCTTCGCCGACCCGCTTACAGTCGGATCGGCAGACCTGATCCGGGTCTACTGCGAGGACGTGTGGACGGACCACCAGGCGAAACGGAAGCGGGAGGCGCCAGTCGACCTCTCGTTCTACTCGTCGATCGTGCTGCAGCTCTGGTACTACGTCGAGGGCTCTGGATACCCAGACGTCTCAACGGCGCCTGCCGATCTGGAATTCACGCTCACGGTAGATCCGGATCAGTCAGACCCGGCGACGAACCCAGACTCGCAGCGCGGCTACGCGACCTTTCAGCTCGACTCGAACAGTATCACGACGGCCGGTCTCGTCGTGGCACGAGTGGTCGCTACCGACGGCGCAGCGAAGCCGCACAAGTCCGAGCTCTTCTACGACCGGATTCAAGCGTGAGGAGGATCACGACGTGAAGATTTCACGAGACGAAATCGAGAGGGCTCTCGGCGCGCCACGGCGAGTCGAAGTCCACGCACGGCATGGCGGGCTGACGCTCAGGCAGCTCCAGTTCGCGATGCGATCGAGAGAGGAGGGCGGGGGCTACGAGCCCGTCGACCTCGAGATCGATGAGGAGGAGCTGCTCCGCGGCTTGCCGCACGGCAAGGCGACCCTCTACCTCAGAGGGCGCTACGGTGACGACTGGCGTGAGGGAGACTTCGTCTCGCTCGACGCTCAGACCGAGCGAGAGGAGGAGACCGAGGGCAGCAGCGAGGAGGCGCCTCAGAGCCCCTCTGCGGAGCTCACCGGGGAAGAGACCCCGAGTGTCGAGCCGAGCGAGCAGAGCCCCGCAGAGGAGAGCGAGGGCGCAGCGGCGGACGTTTCAGAGTCGAAGGCGTGATCGACCGGCCCTCCGCGGTTGGCGAGGCTGCCAGAGTGGCAGCGGGTCCTCCGTGGGGGGTGCCCCGTATAGCGGGTAGCCGAGGACCACTCTTTCACCACATTGGTTTTTCGCGGGTCCCCCTGCCCCGTCGGGGGGGCATCGCTGCCACCCTGGCAGTCCCGGGGGGCATCGCTGCCACCCTGGCAGTCCCGGGGGGCATCGCAGGCCGACAGAGGATGCGCGCATGTCAGACGAGTCCATCGTCGCGGCGGCGCGGAGAACGAGACACGAGCGACTCCGCGCGAAGGCGGAGGCGGGGGAGCACCTCACGGAGCCGGAGCTTCGCGAGCTGGAGCGCCTCGAGGGGGCCGTACCCGAGGGCTGTTTCGCGACGCAGAAGGAGCTCGCGGCTGCGGTCGGGATCCACCCGAAGACGGTGCGGAACTGGGCCGACGCCGGCATGCCGAGGCGCCCGGACGGGCTCTACAGCGTGCGGGACGTCGTGGCATGGCGCGACGCGCGGAAGAACGCCACGCGCCGGAGAGCAGCGCCGACGGCCGCCGAGAAGGCCGAGACGCGCCGGAAGATCGCGGCGGCGGAGCTCGCCGAGCTCGAGCTCGCGGCGCGGCGTGGTGAGCTGATCTCGCGCCAGGAGGTCGAGGCCGGGCGAGTCGAGCGCCTCCGGCTCTTCCGCAGCGCGCTCGCGGCGATGGTGCGCTCGGTCTCGCCGCTCCTCGAGCATCGCGACACGCTGTCGATCCGCAACCTGCTGTCGATCGAGATCGAGCGCATTCTTCGTGCGTTCGCGGGGCAGAGCGAGCACGACGAAGAGGGTGCTGCTTGAGCGCGACGACGATAGCCGAGTCGGCGGCTCGATTCCGCGAGATCGCATCGCGAGACGAGCGCACGGCGCTGCGCGTGCCGAAGCGGCTCTCCGTGTCGGAGTGGGCGGACCGTTACCGGGTGCTTGGCGGCTCGAGCCCGGAGCCTGGTCCGTGGCGCACCGCTCGCGCTCCGTACCTTGCTGGGATCATGGACTCGTTCTCGGATTCCACCTGCTCCGAGATCGTGTTCATGAAGCCGAGCCAGATCGGCGGCACGGAGGCGATCTACAACGCGATCGGCTACGCGATCGACCGCGACCCTGGCTCGATGATTATCATGATGCCGCGCAAGGAGGACGTGCGCCGCATCTCGCAGAACCGCCTCCAGAAGGTCATCACCGAGTCGCCGCGGCTTCGTCGCTACCTTCCGAGCTCGCCCGACGACTTCAACATCTTCGAGTACCGCCTCCGCTCGATGTCGATCCGCCTTGCCGGATCGAACTCGCCGGCAGATCTCTCCGAGACACCGTGTCGCTACGTGCTGATCGACGAGACGGACAAGTGTCCGCGCTGGTCGGGACGCGAGGCGTCGCCGATCAATCTTGTCGTCGAGCGGGCGAAAAACTTCTACGACCGAAAGATCATCAAGACATCAACGCCAACGACGCGCGCCGGCGTGATCTTCCAGTCGTGGGAGCAGTCCGACCAGCGGCGGTATCACGTGCCGTGCCCGTTCTGCGAGGAGTATCAGCCGCTCGGATTCATGGGCGGGCTGCGCTGGTCGAAGGGTGCGAGTCCCGAGGACCTGGAGGCAGGTCGGGCGCGCGTCTGGTACGAGTGTCGCGCGTGCAAGCGATCGATGTCCGAGCGCCACAAGACGGAGATGCTCCAGCGAGGTCGCTGGATCGCGGAGCGCCCTGAGTCACGGATTCGCGGATTCCAGATCTCATCACTCTACTCGCCGTGGGTGCGATGGTTCGAGGTCGCCTCGGAGTTCCTCCGCTCGAAGGACTTTCCCGAGCGGATGATGAACTTCGTGAATTCGTGGCTCGGCGAGGTCTGGGAAGAGCGGGAGACCGAGACGACCGCGGATCACGTTCGCGCCTGCGCCGAGAGCTATGCGCAGGGCATCGTGCCGAGCGCGGTGCGCTTCCTCTTCGCTGGCATCGACGTGCAGTCAGACTACCTGGTGGGCGTGATACGCGGCTGGGCGCCCGGGGAGTCGAGCTACCTTGTCCGTGCGTTTCGCTGCCAGAGCTTCGACGAGCTGCAACACATCGTCTTCGGCACTCAATACGCGACCGCGCAAGATCCTGCCGAGACGATGCGCGTCGTGCTCGCGGCCGTCGACTCGGGGCACCGCACTGACGAGGTCTATCGCTGGGTGCGCCGTAATGCCGAGCGAGCGATCGCGGTGAAGGGCGCGCCGGCGAGAATGCGCCTCGAGAAACCGCTCCGCGAATCTTCGATCGACCGCGACCCCAAGACAAAGAGGAGACTCGCGAAGGCCGTGCGACTCGCGCACGTCGATACGATCTACTTCAAGGACAAACTCGCGCGCATGATCCACTCGGGTCCGGGAGATCCATCACGCTTCTACGTGCACGAGGATCCGCCCGAGTGGTACCTCGAGCAGGTGGCCGCGGAGCACTGCGTCATCGACCGCGACCGCAAGACCGGCGAGGTGCGGCGCTACTGGGTGCCGCGCTCCAGCTCGGTCGCGAACCACGCTCTCGACTGCGAGGTCTACGCGGCCGCGGCGGAGCAGTTCACGTTCGGCGCCGGCATCCCCGCCGACGCCGGCGAGCGCGTGACCTACCAGCCGAAGAGGCGCGAGGAGAATACGCTCGAGTCTCTCGACCGAGACTTCATGGAGCGAGAGACGGGGCGGCGCGATGAGGACGGCGCATGGGTGAAACCCCGCAGGCGCCGGCGAGGGTGGCTCGCATGAGGTGGATCGAGATCAGTGGGGACGGGTGGAACGGGAGGCGCCGGCGACCCGAGGATGTGCACGACGTCGTCATCGTGCGCAAGCTCCGCTGTCCGTGCTGCCTCTCGACGGACATCAAAATCAACGCGACGCGCGGCCGCATCCGCTATCACGTCTGCCAGAACAAACGCTGCGGATTCCGCTTCAAGTCGATCGAGGACCGAGCTGATGGGGATTGAGGGCGAGGCAGCTTTGTTCCAGTCTGCGGACCCGAGGTCTCGCCTCTGCGCCCCGCGTGATGGACCGTGCGCGGCATGGCAACGCCGCAGGAAAACGTCGCGTACTTCGATGCTCTGATTGCCGAGCTCGCCCAGAACGGCCGCGGCATCACGGAGTACGAGGTTGAGGGGCGGCGAGTTCGGCGCGCGACGTTCGCCGATCTTCACGCAGAGCGCGAGCGCTGGCAGCGCCTGGCCGACGCCGAAGGGTCGCGTGGCAGTCGCCGCACGTTCGTGGACTTCCGATGAGGCGCGTCGAGCGGAAGAAGTCCACGTTCATCGAGCGCTGCGGATCCGCGATTGACTCCGTCGTCGGCGTCTTCTCGCCGCGGAACGCCTTCGTCCGCGAGCGCTACCGTGCGGCGCAGCGGCAGCTCTCGGGATACCGCGGCGCGAGGCGAGATCGACCGCGCTCCAACTGGGCGCCGGGCTCGGGATCGGCAGACGCTGAGATCCTCGGCGATCTCGAGGAGCTGCGCGACCGCAGCCACGACCTCGCCCGCAACGACCCGCTGGCGTCGGCGGTCGTGCAGACCATCAACGTCAACACGATCGGTCCGGGGCTCCGCTATCAGTCGCGTGTCGACCGTGACGCGCTCGGGATATCACCTGAGAGCGCTCGCGCTCTCAACCGCGCGAACGAGCGCGCGTGGAACGCGTGGACGCCGCACGCAGACGCCGCGGGGATTCTCGACTTCGAGGCGATGCAGTCGCAGATCGACATCTCGATCCTCGTCTCGGGCGAGACCTTCCTGATTCCGCGGATGCTCCGCGAGCCGCGCTGTCCCTACGATCTCCGCCTCCAGGTCGTTGAGGCGCACCGAGTCGCGACGCCGCCGGAGTTCACGACCGACCCTTACGTCCGTGAAGGGGTCCGGATCGATGAGCGCTACGGCCGCCCGCTCGCGTACTACGTGCGGCGCGCACATCCGGGCGAGGAGCGACGGACGCCGGAGGCCGACAGCTGGGAGACCATCCCGGCGTGGAACGAGCGAGCGGGGCGCCCGAACGTGCTCCACCTCTTCCACCAGACGCGGCCGGGGCAGCACCGCGGCGAGCCGTTCTTTGCACCGGTGCTCAACTACTTCCACGACCTCGATCGTTACCTCGAGGCAGAGCTCATTGCGTCGCGCGTCGCTGCGTGCTTCGGGCTCATCATCGAGAGCGAGGATCCCGTTGCTGACGCGCTGGCCGCATCCAGCGGCGAAGACGCCGGCGGCTTACCGATCGAGGAGATGACGCCAGGGATGATCGAGCGCGTGCGCGCTGGATCGAAGGTCACGCAGGTGAACCCGCTCAGGCCCGGTGCGCAGTTCGATCCGTTCATGGCGCGCGTCACGAAAGCGATCGCATCGGGGCTGGGGCTGCCGGTGCAGCTCGTGCTCAAGGACTTCGCCGGCATGAACTACTCGAGCGCGAGGACCGCGCTGCTCGAGGCGTGGCGCTACTTCTCGTGCCGGCAGACGTGGTTCGCACGGCGCTTCTGCCGTCCGGTGAATCAGTGGCTGCTCGAGGAGGCGTGGCTCCGCGGCGCGCTCCCCGTGCGCGATTTCTACCGGCAGCAGGACGCTTACACGCGCTCGGTCTGGATCCCCGCTGCGCGCGGCTGGGTCGACCCCGAGAAGGAAGCGACCGCCGCGACGATGCGTGTCACGTCGTACCAGTCGACGCACGCGATCGAGGCGGCGGCGCAGGGGCACGACTTCGAGGAGATCCTCGAGCAACGCCGCCTTGAAGAGGAGTTGATTCGCGATGCAGGACTCCCAGCGACTGGAGCCGCAGGTGGCGGCGGAGGTGGCGGAGGCGACGACGGCGGAGGCGGCCAGCCTCGAGATGCCGACGACGACGAAGCTGAGGATGAAGAAGAACGTGAAGAAGAAGAAGACGATGACGAGCGCTCTGCGGCTTGAGACATCTCAAGGGCTCGAGCGTCCGCGCGGCATCGAGGTCGAGCTGAGATGAGCGCTCAGGCGACAACGAGACGCTTCCGCGCGGCGCCATCGCGAGGCATCGAGAAGGGTAAGCAGGGCGTCGACCGCGAGGCCGGGATCATCTACGGCTATTCGGTCGCGACGACTGGCGAGGCGTCGGGGCACGAGCTCGAGCTCGACGGGACGACGCTCGATCAGATCGTCGAGCTCGGCAACCGCCAGAAGCTCGGCGTCAAGTCTCGCTTCGGCCACCCGAAGATGTCGGCGGAGTCGCTCGGCACGTTCGTCGGTCGATCGAAGAACTTCCGCCGCGATGGCGAGCAGGTCCGCGCCGATCTCCATCTCTCGGCGACGGCCGCGAGCACACCGAATGGCGATCTCCGCTCCTACGTGCTCGAGCTCGCAGCAGAAGATCCGGACGCCTTCGGCACATCGATCGCGGCCGCGATCTCAGAGGAGTACCGAATCGAACCCGACGGCACGCCCGCGAAGGATGCAGACGGCGAATACCTCATGCCCCTCGCACGCGTCGAACGACTCTACGCCGTCGACGTCGTCGACGAGCCGGCGGCGAACGAAGGGCTCTTCGAGGGGCGCAGCTTCTTCTCGGCGGACGTCGGGCTGTCCGCCGATCTCTTGACGCTTCTCGACGCAATGGGCGTCGAGCCGGCCGACGCTGTCTCGACGCTTCTCGGCTTTCTCGACCGCTACGCGGACTCGGACGAGCGCCGTCAACGTGTCGGCGAATTCCTCGCAACCTTGCGCTCCGAGCTCGACGGCGACGACGCCGGCGACGACCCGGAGACTCACTCGCCTGAGGAGGGCGATCCAATGGAATGGAGCGATGTCACGCTCGCGAGTCTCCGGGAGAACCGGCCGGAGATCCTCGATGAGCACACGCGCGAGCTCGGCGCGACGGTCGGCGCTGAAGAGCGCACGCGCTGCACGCGAATCGTGAAGGACGCGTCGCAGTTCGAGGGCAAGCTCGGAAAGCCCGTCTGCGACGTGATCGCACCGGCGATCGAGAAGGGGCTCTCGGCTGAGGCGAGCCTCGCCGCGGTGCAGTCCGTTCGCATCGTTGCGCTCGAGGCGGGCTCGAAGGAGACGCCGGACGTCGGCCCGAATGGCGATGTCCCGAAGAAGCCGGCGGAGAAGGACCTCTCGCATCTCACCGTCGAGGAGCGAGCCAAGGCGCAGTGGGAGTCCGACCCCGAGCTGCGTGAGGAGTTCAGTTCGCTCTCGGTCTACACGGCCTTCCTCAAGGCCGACGAGCGCGGCTCGGTGAAGATCCTCAATCGAAAGAAGGGAGACTGATCCATGGCGGCACTGACCAAGGGCACGCCGCGGACCTTCGATCTCACGCGGCGCGAACAGACGAACACGCACCCCGTCAAGGCTGCGTCGAAGATCTACCGCGGCTCGGCAGTCGGCGAAGACTCCTCGACAGGCGATGCCCGTGCGCTCGTCGCTCAGGACGTCTTCCTAGGCTTCGCCGAGGAAGATGCCGACAACTCGGCCGGGGCGGCAGGCGCCGTTGAGGTCGGAGTGCGCGAGTCGGGCTCGATCGTCATCGACGTCACCGGCGTGAGCTCGAAAGCCAACATCGGCGAGAAGGTCTACGCGGCGAGTGACAACGATTTCACGCTCACCTCGACGTCGAACACGCTGATCGGGAAGGTGCTTCGGCACGAGTCGGGGACGCGATGCGTCGTCGGCTTCGAGGCCGCCGCGCTCCGGATCGATCTCTGATCTGAAAGGAAGTCTCGATGCCTCCGCATGCACTACGAACGATCTCCTCGCGTGCCGTCATCGGCATGTTCTACGAGGAGCTCGAATCGAACGTCCTCGCCTGGCCGAATCAGATCGGGATGCGCTTTCAGAGCGACCAGGCTTCCGAAACGTACCCGTGGCTCGGCAACGTCCCGATGCTGCGCCAGTGGAAGGGCCGACGCCAAGCGAAGGAGCTCGCAGAGTTCGGGATCACGATCCCGAACCTCGACTTCGAGGCGACCACTCGCTTTCACGTCCACGATCTCGACCGCGACAAGACGGGGCAGATTCGCATCCGCATCGGCGATCTCGCGGCGCGCGCGAATCAGCACTGGGGATCGCTGCTCTCCACTCTGATTCTCGCGGCCGAATCGCAGGTCTGCTACGACGGCCAGTTCTTCTTCGACATTGACCACGTCGAGGGCGACTCGGGCACTCAGTCGAACGACCTGACATTCGACGCTACGACTGCGACGGCGCCGACAGTGGCAGAATTCGCGGACGCCGTGCTCGCGGCCGTACAGGCCTTCTATGGCTTCAAGGATGACGTCGGCGAGCCGATCAACGAAGGCGCTCGGTCCTTCATCGTGATGGTGCCGGTCCCGTTCTGGGGCGTTGCGCGGCAAGCGCTCACGCTCGAGGGAATCATCACTCCGAGCGGGGTCAAGCAGAACCCGCTCATGGCCGGCGATCTGTCGTTCGAGCTCGTCGCGAATCCGCGCCTCACCTGGACGACGAAGTTCTCGCTCTTCCGAGCGGACGGACGCCTCAAGCCCTTCATTCTGCAGGAAGAACTCGACGCGCAGATGAAGGCCGTCGCCGAGGGCTCGGAGCACGAGTTTTTCGAGAACGAGCACGTCTTCGGCGTGAACGCTTCCAGGAACGTCGGCTTCGGCAAGTGGCAGCACGCGGTGCTGACGACGTTCACCTGATTCTGATTCTCCGGATCCATCTGTTGGCTGGGGCGAGCTTGCGTTCGCGTGAGCTCGTCCCAATTGAACGAAAGGACGAGCTCACGTGAACGGCCATCTGATTCTCAAGGAAGAGCGCCGCGGCGGCGCTCGGCGCCTGAAAAAGGGCATGAGGCTTGGGAAGCTCCAGTGTAGTCGCGGCGTCTCGCTCGACGACATCCGCAAGGCTCTCCAGCTCGGACTCATCGAGATCGACGGACCGCAAGGGCCGGACGACGACACGAGCGCGCGCGAGCTCGCGGCGGCAGGGGCCGGACAAGAAGGGAGCTCAGAGGAGTGAGTCTCCGCGACGCGATGAAGCTCGACGCGAAAGCCATCCTCACGGTGGAGGAATTCGGCGAAGCCGCCACCTTCATCCGCCGTGACGGCTTCGAGCAGGGCCTCGTCGCGATCTTCGCCGAGAAGGGGGAGGACGAGAGCTACACGGCGAGGAACTTCGGCTCGACGCTCCGCCGCGAGCAACAGCCCTTCGTCGTGCTGCTCTCAGAGAGCGACTTTGCGGAGCTCGACATCGAAGAGCGCCGCGATCGCATTCGGCGTGAGAAGGACGGGAAGGTCTACACGCTGCTGCGCATCCTCGCGCGTGAGGGTGACGGCTGGATCAGGGTGCACGCCGAATGAGCGAGCCGAACGCCGAGAAGATCATCTCTCGCATCGTCGCGGCTCTCGAGACGATCTCGAAGCTGAACGGATTCTCGTTCGACTTCCGCGAGGTCCTCCGCGACGACCCAAGAAACGAGATCGTGCCGCCGCTCATCATCGTCGGGAACTTGCCCGAGGAGCTCGAGGCGCAAGGCGAGCACGGCTGCGCCTACTACATCTCGCAGCTCGGCGTCGCGATCCGCGCATACCTCGATGTCGAGCCGGACGATCCGATCAAGCTCGACCGCGCGTACGGACTCGCGAAGCACGACATCCTCCGCGCTGTCGGCTCGGTCGATTGGAACGACCTCGACGCGTTTCCGCAGTCGATCTCCGCGTCGCCCTTTGATGACGAAGCGGCGCCGGCCGACGCGTTCTGGCAGGGCATCGGCGTCGACCTCACGATCGAGAACCACCTCGACGTGAAGGGCTTCGACGTCGTCCGCTGGCTGAAGAGAGGCTGACGATGGCCGCGACGGTAACGATACGAGCGATCGGTCTCATGCAGCTCGAGCGGCGCATCAAGGCGATCCCCGCGAAGGCGAACGGCGAAGTCAACGTCGGGATGCAGGCGATCGGAACGAACTACTTTCGCCGCTTCAACAGTCAGCTCGGAATCAAGGTTCGCCGCAAGCGCGCGAAGGCTCAGTCGAGCGGCAAGCGCGGTCGGCCGCGGCCGCGAATCCCTGGGCGACTCCGAGACCTCGGATTCCGCGGCACGATCGGGCCGCGCGGCCGTATCGACGGGAAGACGCTCACGATGACTTCGCGCTCGGGACACGCGGAGTCGCACGAGTTCCCGACGACGATCCGACCGAAGAAGACGAGCTCGGGCAAGGGGAGGAAATTCCTCACTCTGATCCGCAAGTCGGGGCGCGGCAAGAAGGGCATCTTCGCTCTCGTTCCGTTCGTGAGAACGAAAGCGCGGCTCGGTTTCTACAAGACCTGGCGCTCGAGCTCGAGCGACGTCACGACGGCGACCGATCGCATGGCGAAGCGACTCGAACGGCTACTCTGAACGGAGGCTCTCTTCCATGGCAATCGAAGTCAAAGCAGGGCGCCTGATCGTCGTTGAGATCGACCTCAACGACGTCGGCGATGGCGTGGGGACTCCGAACTGGGTTCGGATCGCGCAGCAGAACACATCGGGTCTTTCGCGCTCGACGGATCTCTTCGACGCGACGAACAAGGATGACAACGGCTGGCCGCGCGCAGCCGCAAGTCGAACGCCGTGGAGTTTCTCCTGCGAGGTGAAGCTCGACCCGACCGACCCTGCGTACATCTATCTCGAAACGAAGTGGCGAGCAAAGCAGCGCGTCTGGGCGCGCTTCAATGCGACCGACGCAGCGATCGGCGGATCGATTCGTTTCGGGCAGGTCTGGATCGCGACCTTCGACGAGGACGCTCCCGAGGGCGACGCGTACGTGGCGACGCTCGAGCTCCAGGGAGACGGCGAGCTCAAGAACGCAGCCTAAGGGAGAGAACTTCGATGGCCATCGTAGCAACGCAAGAGATCGTCCACGCGGGGCTGAGCCCGACCTACACGGCGATGGGCGCCGCCGGCGACGAGGTCGCCTGCATCGACGACCGCATGATGCTCCACGTCAAGAACGCTGACACGGGGGCTCACACAGTGACGATCGACTCGAAGGTGCCGTGCAACCAGGGGAACGACCACGACATCGCAGTCTCGGTCCCCGCCGGCGGCGAGCGGCTCATCGGGCCGTTCCCGACGGCGCGGTTCCGCAACGCGAGCGGCCGCATCGACATCTCCGTCGACGACGAGACGGATATGACTTTCGCCGCCTTCCACCTCTCGCAACAGGGCGTCTGACGCCCGGAAAGGCCAACAGATGGACACGGTTCCCATTCGCTCCGGAGACGATGTCTACCACCTCAGGTTTACGACGCGCGCAGTGCTCCAGGCGGAGTTCGCGCTCCGCAAGTCGGCGGCCGAGATCCGCATCGATCTCG